TCATCGGGCGGAGGTGTCGGCGAGTCCGCGGGTCAATTCGGCATGGCGCGCCCGATCGGCATCATTCCACCTGTCCTTCATGGTGAGGTCGGCGAGTTCCCTCTCTGCCGGGCTCGCTTCTGCCCAGGCCTTGGCATAGGCCTCTATGTAAAGCGCGTTGCGGCGCCGGCGGGCTTCGGCTTCGGTGAAGATCATCATGTCGTCCCTTTCCTGACGACAGTCTGTCTATACGTTATAGGTGAAAAATGTCAACGCAAAAAACGTATAAAATTGCGAAACGCTGCCTGCCTGACTTGAATTTAGTTCTTGATATGTTCTAAGGAGTTGCGCATGTTGGGTTAGGCTCTCGCGCCTGGGAGGAAGCAAATGAGCATGCAGACTTATTTTGTCGTTCAGCCTTATCTCGAAACCAAGAGGGGGGCACTTGTCGCATTGCCGCCGATACAAGCCAGGGACGCCGATCACGCACGGCGGCTTGTTTCACGCCAGGCCGGAGGCGCGGTCGGGGCGGTAGCCTTTTCGCGGCGCGTCGACCCGGAGGCGGGCGACTATGAGGAGGCGATCGTGCTGCTGCGCTGGGGGCGGGTGCCCGATGATGAGGATCAGGCCGCGGCCTGAATTTCAGCGCGCGTTCTTTTTCCCCACGATTCGATGGCAGACCGGCCAATCGGCGACCGGCTCCATAAAATCGCGCGCCGGCTGATATTGCCGCAGTTTCCACTCCCGTGGCGACCAACTGACGAGCGTCTTGATGATCGCCTCTGCCAGTCCATGGGGCGGCACGTGATAGAGCACGACATCCGTGTCGCGCTCGGGCAGCTTATGCGGGTTGACCCAAGCGATGTCGCCGGGCCGGTAGGCGGGAACCATGGATTCGCCGACGATGAGGATCCCATAGGGATCCCGGACATGTAGGAGTTCGTCCGGCGCCACCAAATAATCGATGGGCGTGTGATCGATGATGAGATGTCCTGTGCCGCCTTGGGCTGCGGCAACGATCGGCAGGCGTCGGCTTCCGGTGCTGCCATCGGGTACAATGACAGGTTCTTCCAGGGGGCGGGGCCGAGGATAGAAGGGGTCACCGAGCTCAAGGATCTCTTCTTCACTCACGGGCGCTTCACCCGATATCGCACGGCCCACGAACAAAGGGATGAGAGCCTTGATGACTTCTGGTGGCAGATAATCCCGGGTGAATTTCTTCGGGTCCTCATAGTGCTGGTAGCCGGAAGGAGTTTTCAGGCCGAGTGCCATTGCGGCCTCCCTCATGCTCACGCCGGCGCGGTTGCGTAGCGCCTTCAAGCGCTGAGTGACGTGAATGAATGTCATGTGACGTTTATAGCGTAAATACTGTACGCAATCAACTTGACATTTGTACGTTTTTAGCGTATAAATACCTGCATGATCATCTTTCTTTCGGAAGCACTGAATGATCGCAAAACCGCCGCTCGAGTAACGCTCGCGGCGGCAGGGCCGGTCGAGCCGCAACCCTCCCCAGAGCTGGCTCCCGGCCCGACCCTTTCCAGTTCCGCCCGCAAGACACGGGCACAGTACTTCTCAAGGCGCAAGACGCCGGCCTTGGTGAACCAGGTACGCACCCTGTATCGGCGCGGAGAACGCTTCTCGGCGATTGCCCGGGCGCTTGCCGTCAATCCCGATACGGTGCGCCGCTGGCTCGACCCGGAATATGAGGATCAGCGACGCAGCCGGACACGCCGGACGATACAGGACGAGAATGTGCTCGCGAATGAGGAGGGAATGCTGCCGACGCTTCCCTTTGTTCCCGGCATCACGGTCTCCGGCCGTTACCGCATGAAGCGGCCGCACCCATAGCCGATTGATCCCAGTCCCTTCCGAACTTGAAAGGAAAGCCGATGAAAGCCGGACGCAAACGCAAGCCGGGGCGCCGCTACGCCTCTGGCAACAGGACAAAGGTGGCGCGCCAGGATGAGGCGCGGCGGGTGGCTCTCGAGGCGCGAATGCGCGTATTCGGTGTCAGTCTCGAAATGGCCGGAAGCGACGCGATGGGCTCGCCTCTAGGACGTCTGTTGCATTGGAATATCATCACCGCGGCGCAGGCCGACGCCGGCTATGATTTTGCGCAGACAATCCGGGCTTATCTGGCAGCCAGCGGCGGCCAGCGACCAAGTCAGGGCAGGGCCGGCTTCCTTCCCGCTCAGGGAAGCTCAAATGGTCAAGGCATGCCAGTAAAGATCCAGGACAAGGCACGCGCCTATATGGAGGCTTTGCACGAGGTCGATCGTCTGGATCCCACATCACCTTCGGCAACCAGTATCGTGTGGGATGTCTGCATCTCGGAGAATGATCGCATGCGCAGCCGCGAGCTGGGACTCTTGCGTTCCGGCCTCAATGCCATCTGCCGGATACAACATCGCGGCATCGTCTCATCGCCGCGACTTAACGCGCATCCCGGCGAAGTGGAATCACTTCGCCAAAAAGGATTCGCGCCAAATTAGTATCTTGGAGCAAATCCCGATCGCCGAAGTCTTCAACATTGGCGGATTTGCTCCAGGAGCCACGCAAGCGCATAATATTGCGACCCCCATTGACTCTCTGTGCCAAGCCATGAGAGTTTGGAAATATCAACATGGATCATTGTCCGCCCGGAGCTTCCCAAGCCGCCGGGCGCTTTCTTTCGGCCCACACAGTGTTGACTACATGGGCCGAAGCGTGAGAGTTGGGAAATATCAAGATGAGAGCATGTGCGCCCGGACGTTACCGTTCCGGGCGTTGTTGTTATCACTCCAGGCGATGGAGGCGAGCATGCCGAAAAGAAAACGCGCCGTTGACCTCTTCCGCCACGAACGCCGCAAGATCCGTGAGAGCGGCGTCCTCGAGGCGTTGATCCAATATGTCGAAGGCAAGCGCGACATGTCGTCAAGCCAGGTTGCCGCAGCCCTTGGACTGCTCATGAAGGCGGTGCCGGATCTGTCGAGCTTCACGCCATTGGTGGCGCATGGCGGGGCGAGGGAAGAGAGGCTCGACGACGCTTCCGCTATAGATTTCCGCGCTATCGATCCTCGACGTTGATGTCGCGCGCGCCGTCCAGCCGCTGCTCGTCCCAAGCCGCAACAAGGGCACATGTGGTGGAAAAAATCCGAGACCCCGGCAAGCAACGGATCACTCATCACTTTCCGTGGCATGCAATCCTTCAATGCGGAGAACGCGCACATGAATGACTACGAGCCCGCCGACGACGGCGCGGTGTTCCGCGATGCGCGTCCCTGGCAAGAATGCATCGCGGACGCCAGGAAGCACTTTCAGGTCTGGCAGGACAAATGTGACAGCATTGACAGCCTCTATGCGGATCTGAAGCGCCTCGCCGACTCAAGCGGCGATCGCGAGTTCCAGATGTTCTGGGCCAATCTGGAAATCATGAAGCCGTCGCTATACTCGAGGTCGCCGCGGCCCGCCGTGGCGACCCGCTTCAACGACATGGCGCCGCTCCCCCGCGCCGCCTCCGAAACGCTCGAGCGGGCGCTCACCGTCAATTTCGAGCTCGAAGACATCAATTCCGTGATGCTGCTCGTCAGGGATGACATGCTCATCAATGGCCGCGGCGTCGCCTGGGTCCGCTACGAAGACGATATCGACCCGGTCGACGGAGCAAGCATCGAGGCTCCCGCGGAACCACAGAACCAGCGTGTTCCCTATGAACATGTCGACCGTGCCGACTTTCTTCATGAGCCCGCGCGCAAGTGGCAGGAGGTGGGCTGGGTGGCGAAGCGCGCCTGGCTGACGCGCGACCAGGGCCTGGCCCGTTTTGGAGACATCTTCGCCACCGTCGATCTCAAGGAACGCAAGGAAGTCTCGGCTAATGGCGACGGTGCCGATTATCAGGGCGAGCGCAAGGGCGAGGTGTGGGAAATCTGGTCGAAGACCAGGAATGTCGTCGTTTGGGTAGCGGAGGGGCTCGACGAAGTCTTGGATATTCGCGAGCCGTTCCTCAGGATCGAAGGCTTTTTTCCATGTCCGAAGCCGGCCTATGCGACATTGGAGCGGCGCAAGCTGATTCCGGTGCCCGATTATTACTTCAGTAGAGATCAGCTCGATGAAATCAACGAGCTGACGGCGCGCATATCCGCACTTGCCGAATCTCTGCGGATGAAGGGCCTTTATGCCGCGGGCGCCGGCGATCTCGCCGAAGCGGTAGAGACGGCGCTGCGCCAGCAGGACAACAATGCCATCCTCGTGCCGGTTGCGAACTTCGCGGCGCTGGGCGGTGCTGCCCTGCGGGACACCATCCTCTGGCTGCCGCTCGCCGAAGTCGCTGCGACCATCAAGGAGTTGATCTTCCTGCGCCGGCAGATCATCGACGATGCCTATCAGATCACCGGTCTCAGCGACATCATGCGCGGGGCGACGGAACCCGCCGAGACGGCTACGGCGCAGGAACTGAAAAGCCAGTATGGATCGGTGCGGATCAGGGAGCGCCAGGCCGAACTGGTCCGGTTCGCCCGAGATCTAGTCCGCATCGCCGGCGAGATCATGGCGGAGAATTTCACGCCGCAAACATTCGTTGCGATGACGCAGATGAACTTGCCGACAGCGGCGACCCTGCAGCGCCAGGCTCAAGAGATCACCACGCAGGCCGGTCAGCAGCTGAAGATTCCGCAGGATCAGGCGACGGCAAATGCACCAGAGCAGCTTCAGCAGCTACAAGCAGACGCGCAGGCCAGGCTGCGGGAACTCGCCGCGACGGTGACGATCGAGCAGGTCGTGGCCCTCTTGCGCGAGCAGCGCATTCGGCCCTTCGTGCTCGAGATCGAGACCGACAGCACCATTCAGGTCGATGAAGACAGCGAGAAGCGGCGGCGCACCGAGTTCCTGGCGTCGCTTGCCAGTGTCATCCAGCAGCTGACACCGCTGGTTCAGACCCAACCAGCGGCAGGACCATTCGCGGCCGAGATGATCAAGTTCGCTGTGGCGCCGTTCCGCGCCGGACGCGCCATGACGGCGGTGATCGACGAGTTTACCGACGCGATCCGCACCCAGGCGCAGCAAGCCACGGCGAGCGCGCAGCCGAGTCCCGAGCTGGTCCTGGCGCAAGCCGAGGCGGCCAAGCTCGACTTCGAGAAGCAGAAGCATGTCGATCAAATGGCGTTGCGCGCGAAGGAGCTCGACCAGACGAATGATCGCGAGATCCGCAAGGCGCGGCTCGAGGGGGACCTCGCCGGCGACGGGGCCGGGCAGCCGGCGGCCTACTCGATGTCCGAGGTGATAACCCAACTGGCCCAGCAGAACGCCCAAGTTCTCCAGGCCCTGGCGATGATCGCCCAAGTGCTCGCGGCGCCGAAGACGGTGACGACGCCGGAGGGCCGCATCTACTCGACGCAACCCGCCCTACCTCAGCAGGGATGAACCAACCATGACCATGCAATACTCGGTCGCGGTGCGCAATGCGCGCCTAGACGTCGTTGAAACCACGATCGGCGTGAGCCCGGTGCTGGAAATCCGCTCCGGCGCGCCGCCGGTCAACTGCGCCGCGGCCGATAGCGGGACCGTGCTCGCCACGGTGAACCTTCCATCCGACTGGATGCTGGCGGCTTCCGCCGGTTCGAAGTCCAAATCCGGCACCTGGCAGGATCTCTCGGCTGACGCCGCGGGCACTGCCGGCCATTTCCGGCTCAAGCAGGGCGGCGCCTGTCATATGCAGGGCACATGTTCCATGACTGGCGGTGGCGGCGACATGATCCTGGACAATACGAACTTCGCCATCGGTCAGGTCTTCACGGTGGTGAATTTCGCGCTGACGGCGGGGAATCCCTGATGGCGGACGATGTCACTCTTCCTGGCACCGGCGCGGTCATCGTCACTGACGATGTCGGCGGCGGCCGGCAGATCCAGCTGGTCAAGCTTGACGGCGGCGCCAATGGCGCATCGGCGCCGGTGGTCTCTGGCGCGCAGGCGAGCGCGAACAGCCTGCCTGTTGTCGGCCCGAACGACGAATTTGTCACGGTGACCGTCGATGTGACGCGGCCGGCCGACACCACCGCCTATGCGGTCGACGACTGTATCTCCAACAGCACATCGGCCCCCACGACATTCACCATCTCCAATGCTGCTAAGGCCTCGGGTGGGTCGGGCCTCATCACCGATATGACCGTCCTCTCCAATAATGATCCGCTTGCCGCGCTGCAGGGAGAGATTTTCCTGTTCGACAGCGCCGTTATTTCACCAAACGACAACGCCGCCTTTCAAGTTTCGGACGCCGATGCGAGAAAGTGCATCGGCAAGATACCCTTCATGCTGGAGGACATCGGCAACAACGAGTTCTTCCACGCGCAGGGTATCAATATCGGCTTCACTTGCGTGGGATCCGCCGATCTACGCTTTCTCTTGCGTGCCAAGAACACCTATGTTCCGGCCAGCGGCGAAGTATTCACTTTTCGCTTGAAGATTCAACGGCTCACTTAGCGGAGGTGCTCATGTACCTGCGCAATCGCGTGCGGATGACAACACGGAAGAAGCCTCCGTCACGCATACTCTTCGGCGCGAGTGCTGTTACTGGAACAGACGCCACGTCCTATTCGTTCACGGGCCTTACGGTTGTAACGCCGCCAGACACACATAGAAATCTCTATGCTTGGATATTCAGCAGTATTGGCAACACAACGCCGGCGCAGACTGAGCCGACCGGGTGTACGATAGGTGGTATTCCCGCCGCACTTGTGTCGCAGTTTTCTCGCGTAGTCGCAACGTCAAGCTGCTGTGTGGCTCTATTTGCTGCCCGCGTTCCCGGAGGAGCAACGGCTACCGTCGCTCCAACTTTCGGTTTCACTGTACGACGCTGCGGCTGCATCCTCGCATCGGCCATTGCGCCACGTCTGATGCCGCCCCTATTTGGGCTCCTAACCGCGACAGGACTGGATGATATTTTCGGGACGGTGCTGGTTCCGAGTGCAGGCTTCATCAGCATTCATAGCCAGAATATCAATACAGCCAGTTCCGACGTTTTCGCGTTTTCCGGGGCTGGAACGGCGGAGCAGACTGACGTGTTTGTCGAAGGCGGTACCCGTATAGCGGCGGCAACTCTTGCCTTCAGCGGCGATCTTTCAATTGTCGGAGCCAACGACTCAGGCATGGACGCTATATGGATGGGGTGGTGAGGCTACACCGCCAGTTTTCGGGTTACCTCTATTAGTGCGTCAGTGATGGTATCAAGCGCCTTGAATTGGCTGCCATAGTTAAGTCCATACTTCTGCTGTTGCGCCAGTCCGTAGTCTGAAGAAATGTGCCAGAAGCGGCCGCCGGAGTTAAATTCAAGGGTAAAGAGTTGGCCAGTTTTTACCTCGCGAATGATGTCGATGCCCATAGCTGGAAGCTGAGGCAATTTGGAGTGAATGCTCTTCGCGAGGTCTATAACCTCTGAGTCGTAGTTGAGAGTTACGCTGCGATCGACGCTGTTGGCAGCCACTTCCATTTCCGTGTCCTCCGAAGTTGCAAGATCTGGCCTTCTTTCAAGCGCCTTCGAGACGATAGAATAGATGGGCCGACCAAGAACCGTCATCACCCGGTAAGACGTCACAAACGGACCAGTATCCACATAACGCTGCGCGAGAAGGCTTTGACCGTGGCGCGGGTCATATTTGGGTAATACTGATGTGTCAGTCCACAAATGAAGATCGGTGGTACGAATTAGACGGACGCCGCGACCTTGTTTGCCCAGGATAGGCTTGATTACAGTGTAAGGCCCCCATTTGGTCTCATCGATCTGCATGTCGGGCTTAATCACATGTGTTTCGGGGACCAGAGCGCCGACGCGTGACAGAAGTTGAATCTCTTCGAGCTTATTTAGAGGAGTGGAGATCAGCCTGGCGCCTCTGATCCGAACGCCAGGATGGTCAATATGGACTGCGACGGGCGAGAAGATGAGGCTCGGCAACTGTGCGGCCTTAGACCAAAAGTCAAACAGCAGTTTCGCCGCGAGCGAGCCAATATGAACCTGGATATCAGGCGCTCGAACGGCGATCAGCTCGCGGACTGTCAGAAAGTCCGTAAGCTTCTGTTTTTCCGGAACGTGCAGAATAACAAGATTGCGCCTATGCGTCATGGCTCTTATTGGGGTTATAGCGACATGGTTTTAGCTTGTAGCATATCCGCAGCAACGTTTGGATAGTTAAACAATGTCCCTCCTGCTGCTTTTCAACGGCGGTGTCATTGGGCCGGTCGAGGGAGACCTCGCTGAAGCGGAAGCCAATGACACGCTATCGGCTTCGGCCGTTCTGGAAATCGTCGCGAATGGGGCGACGACGGAGAGTGACGACGTGGCCCCAGCAGCCGGCGCCGTCGGCCTCGCCGGCTCAGCGACCATTGCTGAGGCGAATGACGTCGCCGCCGCCGCGGCGACGCTGGGCACTGCCGCGCGCCTCGTGGCCGTGGAAGGTGACGATGATCCATCCGCCGGCGGCGCGCTCGCCATCGTTGCATCCGCGACGTGGGGGAGCAAGGCGACATCATCGACGCCTCGGGCGCCGTCGGCATTGCCGCCTCCCTGTCGATTGCGGAAGAGGAGGACACGCTTTCCCTATCGGCGCTCATGCCGACCTGGTACTTGCGCCGCGGCGGCGACGACGCATGGGTCCAATACGAGTGCCGGCAGCGCGAGTGGGAAGAACAGCTTCGCCTGATCATCGATCGATCCTGGCGCATCGCCAATGGTGAAATCAATCCAATCACCTTTGAGCCGATCCCGCCGCCGGATCACAGTGCCGTCGTCGGCGAGTTGATCCATCGGGCCCTGACGCTCGACCAGGCGAGGACAGAGGCTTTCATCGCCGAGCAGGAACGTCTGCAGGAAGAGGAAGCGATCGCCATTTTGCTGGTGGCCTCCTAGAGCGCTTCCCGCGAAAGTTGCTCGACTTTCGCGACAAGGAAGCGCTCCAGGTTTATGCAATCGAGCCTTTTCATCCCATTTTGATCGAATCCATTGATTCGATCAAAACGGGAAAGGCTCCAGGAGTGGACATGACCGTTATCTTCCGGATTTCGCATGGTTCCCAGCCCGCCTTCAGTAAGCGCTCGATCCTGGGGACGCCGAACGTGATTGTCGACGAGATGCCGCCGACGAAGAACATGGCCGACGGCAGATTCTACACCTCGAAGCGAAAGTTTCGCGAGGTGACACGGGCGCACGGCCTGGTCGAGGTTGGCAACGACCCCGCCATGTTCCGCCGTCGCTCGTCGCCGAAACCCGATCGCGGTTCCGTGAAGGCCGCCGTGCACCGGGCATTCTCCCGCGCCGGACTTGGCGTCTAGCTCTCTCTCAGACAGAGGATATGTTCATGATTGATGATGCCGGAGCGGCGCCCGCCGCAACCGAACCTACGTATTTTCAGAATGATGTCGCCTCCCAGGAGACCGCCGTCGAGCGTTCGCAAGAGACAGCACGCAGCTCGCTCGATCGTGCCTTCGCCGTGATCGACGCGCAAGAGAACGAGCCTTCCGGATCCGTAGGAAAGAGAGCGCCGGCGGGCGAGGTCAGTCAGTCGGTGTCCAGCGCCGAGGCGCCGGCGCGCTTCTCGATCGATGCCAGGGCTGTCTGGAACGATGTGCCGGATGCGGTAAAAGGTGAAGTCGGCCGTGCAATACGTGAGCTCGAGGGTGGGCTCATGCAATATCAGCAGGCCTTCGAGCCGCTGAAACCCTACTTTCAGATGGCTCAGCAATCCGAGACCACAATACAAGAGGCTCTCGAGCGATATACCGCACTGGATGGTGCGTTGATTTCCGAGAAGCCCGAGGAGCGCCTGCGCGCGATCGAGAGCGTCCTCGGCTATGCGGGCGTCACGCCACACGACTATGCCCAGTATATCCTGAACCAGAAGCCCGACGAAGCACAGGCGCGAAGCGATCAGACCATCCGCGCTTTGCGCCAGGAGCTGGCTGACTTGCGCAATCAGCTGGGTGGCGTCTCCAGATCCATTCAGCAGCGCCACGCGGACGATGCCTTGAGGCAGGTCGAGGCGTTCGCCGCGGAGAATCCCAGACTGCATGAGTCGGACCTCCAGTTGATGATCGTGCGGCTCCTCGAGACGCAGATGGCCGACACGCTTCAGAGCGCCTACGAAATGGCGGAGCGGCTCATTCCCGCACCGGTTGCCGGCGCTCCACTTGCCGCCCCGGTGGCGGCAAATCGCAGGGCCGGCGCGGCTCAGACCCGCAACGGCAACTTGTCTGTAACAGGTGCTCCAGGCTCCGGCTCAAACCCGGCGAAGCGCAAGGCCCCGTCATCCGCCCGGGAAAGTGTCGACAGCGCTTTTACGTCGCTCGGCCTCGGGTGATCCCCAACATTGCCATTAAGGAGATGTCGCGATGGCACTGAACACCAATGAGCGCCTGCAAGAGGCGTTCTCGCTGGCCTTGGAGGATCGGTCGCAGGGTTATGCCGACCTTGTGTCGAACTCCAACGCGCTGCTCTTCGTCATGAAGAAGCGCAACCAGTTCAAGACCTTCTCGGGTCCGACGATCCGCGAGCGTCTGCTCTACAACGAAAGCGGCACCTATACCCGCTATTCCGGCTACGAGTTCCTCAACCCGCAGCCGGCCGAACTCTTCAACGATGCTGAGTTCACGCCCAAGCTCGCCGCCGTGTCGGTGACCTTGTCGAACGAGGACATCCTGAAGAACTCAGGGACGAGCCAGCTCAAGGACATCATGGAGGAGCACATCACGGCGGCCGAGCAGGAGCTCACCGACCGTTTTGTGGAAGACCTCCACAGCAACGGCACCGCCGCCAATCAGATCGGCGGCCTGCAGCTGGTCCTGCCCACGGTGGTGAACTCCGGCACTTATGGCGGTATCGCCCGGTCGAACGCCATCTGGCAGACTTCGGCCTTCGACGCCAACTCGGCCTTCCCAGGCATCACCCAGGTCGACAGCACGACGGTGCGGCGGATCTTCGAGAACATCATGATCCAGCGCAGCCGCGGGCCGAAGGGCCCGAACCTGATCCTGTCCTCGCAGGAGCACTATACGGCCTATGCCGGGGCACTCGTGGCAATCCAGCAGGTGACGAATGAGAACGAGCTCGGCGCCCTCGGCTTCACGTCGCTGCGCCTCCACAGCGCCAACAAGAAGGTCGATGTCGTGCTGGAAGGCGGCATCGGCTCCGCCATGCCCGCCAATACCAGCTACTTCATCGACACCACGGCCTTACGCTTCCGCTATCACCCGGATCGCAACTTCGTCCGCTTCGGTGGAAAGCAAATGCCCATAAACCAGGACGCCATCGTCCAGCATATCGGCTTCTTCGGCGAGCTGACCATGAACAACCCGTTGCACATGGCCAAGCTCTACGATTCGACGCCGTAAGAGAGGAGAGCGAACACATGTCCAACCCCTCCAAGAGCATCAGCCCCACGCTGGGCGTCAATCTGGGTGCGATCTATCCGCCCTCCGATCCGCTCTACAACGAGCTGCCGAGCCTCGGCACCGTGGTGCGCGCCAAGAACGGCCGGATGTATGTCCTGGCCCAGGCCTCGGCCGGCATCGCCGACAATACGACGGTGATCCTGACTGAGCCCGCGATGACCGTCGCTGGCGGTGCCGGCGCCTGGACCACGCGGTCCGGCGCTCTCAGCACGGGTGACCGTGCCTGGGTCGAGAGCAACGCCATCTAGACAGCTACAAGGCGGGGCCCCGGTCCCGCCTTTCTTCCGCACCCTCTCAGAAAGGAACCTTCACCATGGATGCCTCGAGCACCAAGCATCTGCATATCGAGTTCAAGAACGTCGCCGTCGAGAACCGCACCAAGTCTCTGAAAGAAGGCCGGCCGATCTTCGACCAGCAGGAACAGGTCCATATCAAGTTCGTCGGCGACACCCGCAAGGAGCTAGTCGCTCCGGCGCATGAGAAGTGCATCCGCGATCCCGCGACCAATCTGTGGGTGAGCTATGCCCAGCTCTATCACCGCCATTACGAGGCCTTCAAATCGGGCGAGGCCGCGATCGGCGAGGGGACGCCGATTTCCGAGCTGCCTTTCCTGACCGAAGCGCGCCGCGCCGAGCTCAGGGCGCTCCATATCCATACCGCGGAGGGCCTGGCCCAGCTCGAGGGCGCGAACCTGTCGCGCCTCGGCATGTTCGGCCGCGAGCTCAAGGAGCAGGCCAAGAACTATATCGAGCGGGCCAAGGAGACGGCGCTCGAAAGCCGGCTGTCGGCTGAGAATGCGGCGCTCAAGGCGCAGCTCGAGGCTTTGACGCTGCAGGTGCATGCGATGCAGCCTGTCCCGACGCCAGGCCCGATGACACTTCCGGGCGCCGAGCCGGCTGGCGATGACGAGCAGGCCTCCTCGATCTTCTCAGGCTGGGAAGACAGCGTGCTGCGCGTCTTCATCAAGGAGCGCACCGGCGCCGCGCCAAAGGGCCAGCCCAGCCATGCCACGCTCGTCCGCCTGGCCGAGGAAGCAAACGCCAAAGAGGCCGCCTGACCATGACTATCCTCACCGCAATTCAGAATGTCTCCGCTGCGATCGCTCTCAACCGGCCGGAAGCCGTCTTCAGCTCGACCGAGCGCGAGCATTTTGAATTGCAGGTGCTGGCGAACACGGCCGGGCTCTATATCGCCAAGGACTACGAGTGGCAGGCGCTCAGGGTCGTCGGCACGCTCACCGGCGACGGCACGAAAACGGCCTTCGACCTGCCGGCGGATTACGACCGCATGCTGAAGGAGGCCGAGTTCCGTTCCAGCCGCTACATCACGGCGCTGACGCATATCATCGACAGCGATCATTGGCTGGACATGGAAATCCGCCAGTTCAACCAGATCGCCGGCATGTGGACGCTCCATGGCGGGCAGATCCATATCCGCCCGGCGCCGGCGGCCGGCGAGGCGGTGAAGTTCTTTTACATGTCGAAGCTCTGGGCCAAGGATGACCAGGGCACGCTGAAGGATGGCTTCACCAAGGACAGCGACACCTTCCAGCTCTCCGAAAAGATCCTCGAGCTCTGCATGATCTGGAAGTGGCGGGCGCAGAAGGGGCTGCCCTATGCGCAGGACCAGGACAACTACGAAGACGCAAAGGAGAAACTGCAGGCTGCTGATAAGGGCTCGCGCATCATCTCGGTCGGCCGCGCGCGCCGTCTCCGCGGCATGACCTCGACTTATCCAGTCTCGATCGTGCCCTGATGACCAGTTTCCGCCGCCGCTCCATCCCCCTCAGGCGCAGGCCAGAACGGTGCCGAAGACTTTCCTGGCTCCGGTCCGCGGCTGGGTGCAGTCCGAAAGCCTGGCCGCCGCTCAACCGAATGGCGCCTCACTCCTCGAAAACTTCTTCCCGACGACGCGCGGCATCCGGCCCCGCGGGGGCTCGCTGCGGCACGCGACCATCGCCGCTGGCGTCAAAAGCCTGATGGTGTGGCGCAGCGGGACATCCGAGCGACTATTCGCCACCGACGGCACCGCCATCTACAACATCACCAGCCCGGCGAGCGCGACTGTGCAGCCGGCCGCAGATGCGTCAGGCTTGAGCAGCGGCCTTTTCTCCTCGGTCATGTTTGCCGGCACCGCTGGCGACTTCCTGGTGGCCGTCAATGGCGCCAATGACCGCCGCCTCTATGACGGTGCAGCCTGGACCACAGCGCCGGCGATCACCGGGGTGGCGTCATCTTCGCTCTCGCATGTCTGGGTCTTCAAGAATCGGCTGTTCTTCGTCCAGAAGAACACGATGAATGCCTGGTGCCTGGCTGTCGATGCAATCGGCGGGGCGGCCACCCAGATCTCGCTGTCCGGCGTCTTCAAGAAAGGCGGCTCGCTGCTCTTCGGCGACAGCTGGTCGGTCGATGCCGGCGACGGCCTCGATGATATCTGTGTCTTCATCAGCTCGCTGGGTGAGGTCGTCGCATTTTCCGGCAGCGATCCCGCTGATCCTGTCAATTGGAGCATGGAGGGCCGCTACGATATCGGCCAGCCTCTGGGGCCGAATGCCTACTTGCGCGCCGGTGGTGATCTCATCATTGCGACGACTGATGGTATGGTCCCGCTCTCGGCTGCCATGAACAAGGATCCCGCGGCGCTGACCCTCGCTGCGGTCTCCCGCGCGATCGAGGATGAATGGAAGCGCCAAGCCGTGGCGCGGCAGACATCCCGACAATGGTCTTGCGCGAAGTGGGTCGCCAGAAATATGGCGATCATCGGCTTGCCGACGGTCGGTGCCAGCGAGAAATGCGCTTATGTCGTCAATCTTCTGACTGGCGCCTGGGCGAAGTATACGGGCTGGGACATCGCGGCCCTGGCGGAAATGGGCAATCTGATCTTCTTCGGCACGCCGGGCGGCGGCGTCATGATCGCGGAAGCAAGCGGCACCGATGACGGCGAGCCATATTTTTCGACCTATATCGGCCTGTACGAGCACTTGAACAGCCCGGCGGTGAAAACCGTAAAAATGGCGCGCTCGACATGGTTGCATCGTAAACCGTTCAAGCCAGCGCTGTCGTTCAGTTTCGATTACGTCCCGAAGCTGCCGGCATATCCGAACGCAGCGGCGCATCCCAGCCTCGACGTCTGGGACGTCGGTCTGTGGGATGTAGCCCTCTGGGATGCCGGCATCGCGGAGCAGGTGACCACACGCTGGGTATCCGTGTCGGGGCAGGGCTTCGCGGTGGCGCCGGTAATCCAGATTGCCCATTCATATGCCGGACCGCCCGAAGCCGAGTTGGTGTCGATCGATCTTCTCTATGAGCAGGGCGGGATGGCCGTATGAGACCGGTCTATGGGCAGGACGAGGCGGTGGCCAAGCTGGTGGCGAGCCTGATACCGGCCGCCGCTCGCGGTTTCGGCGACAATTTTACCGCCATGGGTGTCGATCATGGCGGCCTCCTGGTCGGAGGCTTCATCTTCACCAGCTGGTCGCCCAAAACCGGCACCATCGAAATCAGCTATGCCGGCATCGGCCGTCGCTGGCTGACGCGGCCGGTGCTCTACGCGGCCTTCTCGTATGTGTTCGACGGCGTCGGGTGCCAGATGGCGATCGCTCAGATGCCGGCGAGGCTGAGGCATGCTGTCCGCATCGCGCGCGCCTATGGCTTTGAGCAGGTGACTATCCCACGCCTCTTCGGGCGTAACGAAGACGGCGTCATTTCCACGCTCACCGTCGAGGACTGGCGGGCGAACGGATTCCACAAGGAGCACAGACATGGGTAAAGGCAAGGCGCCCAAACCGCCTGATATGACGAAGCTCGCCAACGCGCAGACTTCAGCGAATATAGGCACTGCCCTCACCGAGAGAATGATGAATATGGGCGGTGGCATGGAAACGCCGGACGGCTCGGTGAGCTATTCGCAGAGCGGCATCTATGATTGGACCGATCCAGTCTCGGGCAAGAAATATTCCATCCCGCTGATGAAGTCGACGACGTCGCTCTCGGCGGCGCAGCAGGCGATCAAGGACAAGAGCGACTCGGCGAAGCTCACCGCGGCCGGCATCGCCGATACCCTCGGTAGGCAATTTGCCCAGGCCGGCGACTTCGAGAACGATATCGATAATCGGATCTACGATATGGGGCTCAAGCGCGTGCAGCCTCGAATGGATGAGGCGCGCCGGCGCGCCGAAACCAATGCCGTTAATCGCGGCATTCGGCCGGGCTCGGCTGCCTTTGACGTGCTGATGCGCGATGTCGGCCAGCAGGAAAACGATGCTTACACCCAGCTCGCCCTGAACAGCCGTGGGCAGGCGATGAATGAGCGCGCGCAGCGTGCTGGCGAGATCGCCGGCTTTCTCGGCATGGGGCAGCCCGCCGCGGCGCCCGTCGCACCGCAATATCAGAGCAATCTGCCGACGGTCGATCATATTGGCCTTGGGATGCAGAACTATCAGAACCAGCTCGGGGCTTGGCAACAGAAGAACCAAAGCCTCAATCAGGCGCTCGGCGGCATGTTTGGCATCGCCGGCAACTTCATCAAATATTCGGATCGACGGCTGAAGACCGACATCAATAAGGTCGGCAGGACCGACGACGGCCAGAACATCTATTCATATCGCTATCGCGGCGACAAACGCATGCATCTCGGTCTCATGGCGCAGGAGGTCGAGAAAAAGCATCCCGACGCGGTCGTCGATGTCGGCGGCTACAAAGCTGTGGATTACAGCAAAGCCCTTCATCTCGGAGCGTAGGCCCATGGTCGGTTTCATTTTCGGCGGCAACACGGGCATTCACAGCCCGGATGAGCTGGAGCAGCGCCGCGCCCTGGCGCGCCAGGCCATGGCGCAGTCAGCTGGCCGGGTCCCCCAGAATGTCTGGGAGGGCCTGAACTCGATTGCGGAAGCGATCGGGCAACGCGTCGAGCGCAATCGCCTCGACCAGGCGGAGGCGACCGGGCGCGGCGCGGCCACGGACCGCTTCAACGCGCTCTTTGGGCCGAAGGACGCAGCCCCGTTAGGCACCCCGGGAGTCTCTGGGACTGCGGAGGTCGTGTCGCGGACCGATGGCGCGCCTAACCTCCCGCCTGCCGGTGATGCTCAGCCCGCCGGCTCTGCTCAGACAGGAGGGGCCACCCTCAACGAACTGTTCCAGGTCTATGCCGATCCCTGGACATCGCCGGAGCAGAAGAGCGTCCTTCTGATGCACATCGAACGGGAGATGCGGGCAGCCAATCCTGAGCGCCGGCCATAGCTAAAACGAAACGCCGTATAGGCGCTTACTTCCGTTTGGATTCGCCGGAGAAGAGTTGCGTCAAGCCCGCGGCCAGTCGTTGCAGAATATTCGCCGGAACCTGATAGGCGGTCACCACGCCGTCCTTGGTTTCGAGGCTGAGGATCGGATCCCGATAGCCCTTCGCACCACCGACGCTCAAGGTTTTGACATCGGCGATCTCGCTGTAGAAGTCCGTGTTCGTACCAGCCTTCTGCAGCTTCTCATGCGCTTCGCGGGTTCTGGCGGTCAGGATGCGGATCAGATGGCCGCTCAAAGACAAAGGTAAATTGAGGGTCGCCAGGCCCGAATCGGCGGTCTCGAAGGTGATGGAAATCATCTTGCCGTCCATGGCAACCCTTGCCTCGCCAATGCCATTGGGCTCGAAAGCGGTCATAATACGTCTCTTCTCGAATGTTTCGACTATACACGCTGGGCAGCTTTCACTGCCTTGTCCAAGGTCAGTCTATAGGGGCTCCGGCCTCCCCGCGTCAAAGACTTCAACTGTCATTGTCTTTGCCGAGCCAACTTGGTCCCAGGCCGCGCTCAGCACATCCAGGCGCCATGTCAACCTTCTCCGGAAGTCCGGCTACAAGAGGTCGTCCATGCCCGGGAACGGATCCGGCATCTATCGTCCGCCCGCCGGCATATCCGCCGCGCCGAGCGGCCTCATTGTCGGCGTCACCAAGTGGAAACTGATCCTGCGGGTGTTCGAATGACCACGACAAAGCTCAACTATGCGATCGCTTTCGCCGCGATCATCAGTCCCGCATGGCTCGACATCCTCAAGGAGGTTTCCCAGATAGCCGCCGCGCTGATGCCGTTCTTCGGCATTGCGCTCGTCATCATGCAGATGATCAAGCTCGGGCGAGATAAAAAGTAATCCCCGACAACACGGCCTCGCTATCTGCTAGCGAGGGCGCCGGTGGGCGCTCGCCATAGAACCATCTCCCCTGCTCGCAAGGCATTAGGTCGACCCGACGTCGACAGGCGTTTGTCGAGGGGGCATCGGCGCCAATTTTTCTTCACTGCGAAAATGTGGCCGTCGCCAGTTTCAAACGAAATGATACCAGGAGGTAAATGACATGCCAAGAAAGATGGATCCGTTGCTCGACAGCTTTGGCACGCTCGCACCATACACGCCGACCCTCAGGGAGCGCCTCGCGGAGGCTCTGCGCGCCGCGTTCGGTGAGGAGAAGGCCCACGACCTGGGCATGCTGTGGGACAACTCGCCGCTAAGCGCCGCCACCGAGGTTTACGATGCCGGGCGCATGGCCGCTAGCGGCAATCTCAAAGGCGCGACGATGACGGCCGCACTTGCTTTGGTCCCCGGCAGGAAGGTCGTCAAAGAGGCTGCGGAGAAAACCGTGAAGACGGCCGAGAAGCTTGGCGAATTCTTCGATTACAGCCGCCTTGGTGAGTTGTCAAAGCAGCCACAGCATGGACTTCTTCGCTATGTGCCACCTCGGGGCGTTCCGCAACGCACCATCGACCTGAGAGCGAATCCGGACGTCAGAAGAGGGATGCTCGAAACGATCGATCGCGGCCTGAGTATGGGCGGCGCGAACTGGTACAATACCGAACCTCTGCTAGAGAAATTTGTTGAGATCTTAGGGAGGCGCCGAGGCTACGAAGCGTTCCGCAAATTCATAGGATATGTCGCCGCGGCATCACCAAAGGCGCGGGTCGCAGAGAGCGTCCGCAATGGGTCGTATTATTACATGCGAGACGTCAGCGGCAAAGGATTGCCCATTGTCGGCGAGACGAACCCCCAACCCTATGGAAACCCGTTTCAGCGACGGCACCAGATGAACGCGCATCGGGTGGCGGCGGGAGGCCTGAACCCACTTACTCATCCAAAGACTGCGTCGTTCTTGGAGAACCTCTCCGGCAACCCGACGCCTGTAACTATCGACATGCACGCTTTCAAGCTACCCGCCATTCTTGCTCAGGATCCCCGCTATTTGGTCACAGCGTATAAAACCGGCATCAAGGGCGCCCCCCGACTTAACGTCAGACAGGCAGTCGAAAGCGGCCAAATGCAGATGTCCGGGTTGCGTCCGGCACACTGGCAGGCCATTCCGAGGAAAACCGAATATGGCGCTCTGGAAGACTACTACACCGGCTTGGGGCGTGAGTTGGGCATGCCGCCGTCGCAGACGCAAGCCTCTGCATGGATCGGCGGCGGTTCGCTTACCGGAGTGGCCAGTGACGGGCTCAAGCCATTCGTCGAGATCGTCCAGGACAGAGTGAACAAGACCGCAAAGGCCTATGGCGTCCCACCGGACCAGATCTGGCGCGATTTTATTCGCGGCAAGATCAGCCTCATCGCTCTGGGCGGAGGTGCAGCGCTGACAATGGGAACGGCCAATCAGTCTCAACCGACGACGGCAGGTCGAGAGTAATCAAGGGGACCTTTAGCGGGGCCAGCAGAACCCGAACAATGCGGAAAACGCCAATGCCCTCTGCCCCTAGCGCGGCCAGCTGATTTGTTGCCGATTGAGCGGTTTCGTCGTCGGCGTCGATGGCACCAAGTGGAAACTGATCCTGCGGGTGTTCGAATGACCACGACGAAGCTCAACTATGCGATCGCTTCCCCGCGATCATCAGTCCCGCATGGCTCGACATCCTCAAGGAGGTTTCCCAGATAGCCGCCGCGCTGATGCCGTTCTTCGGCATTGCGCTCGTCATCATGCAGATGATCAAGCTCGGGCGCAGAGACAAGCCGTAAGGCGAACCGGCCCACTCGGTTCCTGCCGCTCGAATCTTAGCAGTCTGAATATTCCACCACAGAAGGAGCATTGTCATGAGAGCCTTCCATTGGCTTGTCGCGGTCGGCTGCGCGCTCGGCCTGTTGCTACCCGCAACCGAAGCCCGCTTCGTTCGGGCGCAGGAAATCTGGGATCTGACGAAGATGGCCGAGCAGATTGACCAGACCAATGTTGTCGTCGGAGCCGACGGTGACGGCTTCTGCTCGGGCACGATCATCTCGAAACAGCTCCGTCTCGTGCTCACCGCCTCCCATTGCGTGACGGATCGCGTCACCCGTGAGACACAGGAATTCGTGGATCCGGTGACCGGCGAGGTCACGAAGAAGACGATCGAGAAGAAACTCGACCTCGAGATCTGGCAGAATGTCACCCGGGATTATCAGGTGATTTCATCTCGCCGTTACGTTGCGAAGATCGTCGGCAACGATAGCCAGAACGATGTCGCGCTGCTCCAGATTCTCGATCTCGAATTCAAGGCCCAGATGGAAGCACCGCTGGCGCCGGATAGCCATCGGCTCATGCGCGGTCAGACCATCTACGTGGTCGGGAACCCGGGCGTCGTGCTCGACAACTCTGTTACGAAAGGCATCGTTTCCTCGACCGAGCGGACGCTTAACATCGGCGGCAAACTGCTCAAGGTCTTCCAGATCGATGCCGCCTCAATCGGCGGCAATTCGGGTGGATCGGTGCTGAACGAACGAGGAGAGCTCGTCGGAACGCTTGATGCGGGGTTGCGCGGGTCGGGCATCAACTTCGCTGTGCCGATCTCGGCGACGAAGGCCCTGCTACGCCGGAGTGGATTCGCCGGCCTGGCATTTTCCCAGGTAAAGAAGCACGACCGCATCGCGCCGGAGACGCGCTGATGCGGCGCCGCTCGACAGACTATATCGTGCTGCACTGTTCGGCCACGCCGCCCACCGCCGATATCGGCGTCCTGGAAATCCGCCGCTGGCACAAAGCCAAGGGGTGGAGCGACATCGGATATCATTTCGTTATCCGTCGAAACGGAGATATCGAGGAGGGGCGGCCGGCTGGTGACATCGGCAGCCACGTCAAGAACCAAAATGCCATTTCCGTAGGCCTGTGTCTCATTGGCGGAGTCGACACCAGGCAAAGGCCAAGGAACAATTTCACCGACGAACAATGGTCTGCGCTTCGGCGGCTTCTGGCTGAACTTCAGTCGCGTTATCCGCATAGTCTGGTCATCGGCCATCGCGATTTTCCTGATGTCGCCAAAGCATGCCCGTGTTTTGACGCGATCGCGTGGGCGGGGAAAAATGGATTCCGCGCCGCGCCGCGGTTTCGCCCCGTCTCGGCCTCCGTGCTGCGTGCCATCCGGCGCGAGACCGAGGACGGCGATGAGGCCGACGAGACGGAAGCAATCGCTAAAACTGGTCCGGGGAAATGGCTGACGGCGATAGCAGGATCCGGCGGCGTCGGTTCTTTGGCCGGCGTCGGCTATGGCATGGACTGGCTCAGTCTCCTCATCTTCATGCTGGGTCTCACCACCGCCACTTGCGGTGTTCTCCTCGCCATTGGGCATGAGCGACGGGAGAAGCTCTGGGACAGGCTGTTCGGATGATGACGCTTCTCGCCCGCTTGGGGCTGGGTGGCATCGGGCTCAAGAGCCTGGCCGCCCTCATCCTCATCCTATCAGGATTGCTCTTGGCGGCAGGTCTTGCGGCCAAGCTCTATGTTGCCGGTCTCCATGCCGAGCGGATCAAGTCGCTCGAGGCGACGATCGCTCGGATCAAAGAGGAACTCGTCGCAAATGAGACCGTAATCCGCCAGGCCGAGATCGAAGCTCGCGCCGCGGAAGCTGAGGAACGCAAGCTAAAGGAACTCATCGATGCGCTTCAGGACGTCAGGTCATGTCCTCTTACTCGCGAGCATGTTGACGGCCTGCGTCGGATCGACCAGGCCCCCTGACATGAGAGTGCCGCTTCCAGATCCCCCGACGAGACTGCAAATGCGTTGCGACTTTCCGAATGTCGTGGTCGGCCAGGATGCGGTCATGGCTCTTTATCAAAGCCGGGCCGCGCTCAAGACATGCGAGGGCAAGCGTCGCGACTGGCAGAAGTTTTACCGCTACCTGCGTGAAAAGAGATAGGGCATGCCGAAGAAACTTATACTCACCGAGCGCAATCTAGGTCGCGAACGTGCCGCGGGACAGGCATTTCCCGAAGATGGGCTGATCGAGATCGATCCGCGACTCGCACCGCGCCAGTGGCTCTCGACGCTGGTTCATGAGGCGGTGCATATGGCCTTTCCGGATGCCGACGAGAAATCGGTCGCCAAGGCTGAAAGGACCATAACCCGCATTCTTTGGCGAGCAGGTCTGCGGCGCATCCATCAATGAGCAAGAGCGCGAACCGGGCGAAATATCCACGCGCTAAAGCGTGGTGGCTTTAGGACGAGTCGCCATCACGTTTTATCATTTTATTTGCGCATGATCCTTTCGGAAAACCGCTTCGCACTTTTCCGGATCATGCTCTAGAAGCCGAGCCAATTCACGATGCGAGTTCCGAGTGGCATATCCTCTTTGGTCCAGACGACGGTATTTTCGTCAGGCTTCAGGCTCGTAATCTTGCTTTCAGACGCCGTTGAATCTGGCTTCGCCTTCGCTTTCGACGCCGTGGCCTTCGGTGTTTTTGTTTTGGCGGTAACCTTGGGGAGGGGCGTCTTGGCAGGCTTCGCCTTTACCACCTTCTTGAGGACCGGCTTAGTCTTGGACTTGGCGAGGGGCTTGTTCTCGATCTTTTGGTCCAGTATTTCGACCTGCGGTGGCGGAGCGGCCGCAGCTACCGGCACGGCCTCGCGGTCGGGCTGCGAAGGCGGAACAGCCGCAGCTGTTGACTCGGGTTGGCGCTCGGGCTGCGCAGGCGGATCGGCCGCAGCTACTGGTTTGACTGTGTGGCTCGGCCGCGAAGGCGGAACAGCCGCAGCTATGGGTTCGACTTGGCTTTCCGCTCGTTTGGGTTCGAACCACGGAACATCGGCCGAACCGCGCTCAACGACAGTCGTCTTGTCTGGAGGGACCAAAAGAGGCTGCTTAGGGGCGACGACCGCCTGA